TTGTAAAACCTGACAGCTCATCAGTAAATCAGGATCTGGCCGAAACATCCACAGCTTTTGCCCGTATGGTGGCCGAGAAGGTTCTAACGGATATAGCTACCTCAAATCCAGATTATGATCCTGATTTTGATCCTGATGCTGGTGATAGATTATCCCTTAAATCTTATGTTGAAGCTTGGAGTGGGGAAGGTGCTGATTCAACACAGGCAGCAATCGATGCAGGACTTGAAACTCTTGTAGGTGGTTTAAAAGTTATAGACCCTTCTACTGGTGATGCTACTCATATAACAGCGGGGAAAGTAAAAATATATCAGATGATTGAGGGAGTATTGCGCGAGACAGCGGCCCTCAAAAATATCGATAATGGTGTATGTCAAAACGGAGTATGGTGCTTCCTCAACGGGTACTGGCCCGAAAAACCTGTAATAATGATTTCTCCGCTAAGTATACCTACGTATATTGCATCATCAAATCTTCAAAATCAGAGCATTCTATGTCAAGCCCCTTCCGCAGTTCATGAGGGAGGCGGTGTATATAAATTTCTACCTCAAGCACAAAACATCGTTTCAGCAGGGGCTTATGGCACATCTATTGTTGGTGGTGCCACCCCACAGGCCAGGAGTAATAATCAAAACGGACCTATTGTTCAAGCGTATAAAGATGTAGCACTTACGCCCTCTTCAGGGATCAGTTCATCATCTTTTTACTATAGTTGCAGGGGCGGTTGTACTTGGAGTGTAACTACTCCAGCCGGGGACGGTGGCGATGCATATGAAACTGTTTACACTGGCTGGGCTAAAACAAGAATCTCTTATCAGGTTTGGAGTTCAGCTGGTTGGTCAGCTAGAATCTATGATCCTGCTGGTTGGGTTACTCATCAATATAATGCAGTTCGCACAGGGTCTTTTTCTTTTTCTGGCTTGTCTAATATATCAACTGTCAGGATATACGTTGAAGTGCAAGCCAGAGAAGGTTACACGCGAAACTGGTACACCTATCTAGGGTACACTTTTGGCTATGCAACGTTAACTTCATACCAAGCCAACTTATCAAGTGCACAGGTATTAGCATCTGGGACACTTAATTATTTAGCTATTTCAAGGTAGGGGAACCAATGATTTATATTACTGCCATAGCACAAGCCCTGTCCGACGGTGTAGATGATTCCGTCCTCGATGGAGTAATAGCTCAGTACCTAATCGATACCAGATTATCGACCACTGTCACATCATGGCGGTTGGAGAACTATGTCAAACTCAGAGAATGGGCATATCCTCCTACAACAGAGCTCAACGATGCAACCGTTAAAATAAATTCAGGTGATATCGCCCTTGAAAATGAGGGGAGAGCGCAAGCAAGGGCATACTCCCTGGTTTGCCTGGCTGTAAAAGAACGTTTTCCATCTTCTTAAATAAAGGATAAAAAAATGCCGTACACTCCACTCGTAGATATGACCGATATAGCAAACAGCGTCAAAAACGGTGACGATGATGCCACCCTCGATGCTATAATTGCGCAGTATCTGATTGACCAGAAACGGAATGAAACAGTGCCACAAGCTCGGCTAAAGTTTGCTGAGATTCTACAGGACATGGGAATTAAGGCATTGAACGAGAATTATTCTGACAGAGATATGATCATTAACTTATGCATGGAGAGATCATCAAACCCAATTTTTGTGGCAGCTGGAAAAGCACAGCTGGATGCTTTTGAGAATAAGTACGTGTCTATATTAACCAGGTTTCCAATGTCGTAATTTAATGGAAAGGATTGCAGGTAGTAGATACAGAGAGTCTCGGTTTATCTGCTTTCATTACTAAAATGACAGAAGATCTAAACGACGTACAATAATTGATAAATTAAAAGGAGTATTCATGGATATTACTGGTATAGGCTCAGTAGCTGAATTGGCTTCTGGGGTGATAAATAAAATATGGCCTGATAAAACAGAGCAGGAAAGAATGCAGCTTGCTCAGGCTACAGCAATCATTACAGGTCAATTAGGTATTAATGTACAAGAAGCAAAAAGCCAGGATAGATTTGTTGCAGGCTGGAGGCCATTCATTGGCTGGGTTTGTGGTTTTGCCTGTGCTTGGAATTGGATTGGGATATCCATCTGTAAGGTGGTAGCTGCACTTGCAGGTGTACAAATAACATTAGCATCAGCCAGTCTCACTGAGATGTTTCCAGTGTTAATTGGTATGCTTGGTTTAGGTGCCTACAGAACCACTGAAAAGTTACGAAGTAAGAATTAAAGTATAATAGCATAAAAATGTAAATGAGCATACTGCGGGGTACGCACAGGTTACATGCTTAGAAAAGTAAATATTTCTAAGGATATTATTATGATTGGAAAACAAGATGCAAACACTAATATTTCATTTGGGTCAGCTTGCCCACACCCATGTAGTCCTTGCCTCAAAATGCAGTTGCAATTGAAATGGTTGCTAAGCGGAGGTGGCTTATTAATGGCTGCTTTATTAGGAATTACATCCCACGTAATGATCAATAAAGGAGACATACGGGAACAGGCAAGACAATCCTCTATTCGACAACAGGAAATCCACTTTATTACTACGGGTATTGAAGATATCCGTCATGCGGTTGGACTGGAAATGCGTCTACCACCTACTCTTGACGCATTAAAAGGACCAGACACCCACTAATAGAACTCCCTCTCGAAGTATGGGAGGGTACTATTTCTGAGGGTTAACCACTACTCAAAAGTAAAAGGGGATATTAGTGCCAACAGCGAACCAAATAAATGCATTTGATGCATATAAATCAGCAGGATGCGATTTAAAGGGAGCAGCAAAACTACTTGGGATTTCTCCGGACAACCTAAAGAAAACGCTATTTAATGGCCATTTACAAGGCCTAACCATACCTACCCAATTCTGTAAGCATCTCCCTGCTGGAATGACCCTTGATGGGGCAAGTATATATGTGAGCAAAGATGGTCAAACCTCTGGTTGGTATAAAGGGAGTGCTCACCCGCAAACCTCAGAAGAAGTGTTTAAATACCTTGGTTCCCGGGTACCGGTAAACAGCATTAAATTGAAGAAGCCTAAAGGTGTGGATGAGGATGTTCTTCTGGAATGGACTCTTGCAGACCTTCATTATGGTATGCTTGCTTGGGATAAAGAAAGTGGTGAGAATTATGATATTAAAATAGCTAGAGAGCTACTTCTTGACTCTGCAAGTGACATATTTGCTAAAGCAGGAAAGGTTAAAGAAACTCTATTAGTTCTCATGGGTGATAACTTTCACACTGATTTTAAAAGTAATCAGACGGAGAAATCCCACCATTCACTAGATGTTGATGGTAGGTACAATAAAATTATCTATACTGGAGTTGACACATTTTGCTCTGCAATAGAGATATGTTTGCAGTACTCAGAAAGAGTACGAGTAAAGGTTTTATACGGTAATCATGATGGGCAAACCAGTGTTAATTTGGAGGCTATTCTGTTTCATCATTATTGGGGAACAGAGTTTGAGGGTCGTATAATTATAGAGACTAACCCAGCTAAACCTCATTATAGCATATGGGGAGCTGTTGCTACTATTTACCATCATGGGGATGGTACTACACCAATTCGACTATGTACTGAGCTGACAGAGTATTTATTTAATAATGATATAACTGGGATTAGGTGGAAATACGCCAAGCAAGCACACCTACATAAAGAAGAAACAAAGCCTATCCAGGGTGTTAACTTTGAATATGTACCCTCACCAGTAGCAAGAGATCAGTATGCTGCTGGAGCTTGTTTTGCAAACAGTAGGGCAACCATAGCTACTACCTACCATAAAAGGTATGGTCTTATTGACAGGTCACCTGTATTGGTAAATAGTTTATTGATGAAAAAAGAGGACATTATATCTGGTAATGTAAACCACTAACAGGACTTCCCCACTATTACCGTGGGGAAGTTTGTATTATACTTATTTAAACTTATTCCCCTGGTTCAAATCTACCAGTGTACTTAGTTCCCCATAAGTCAATTGCGTCCTGAATAGCGTTTTCAAATGCCTCATCCTCTTGTCGATCACTTTCTTTTTCCATGTAGAGTAAGAAAAGCAAACAACATCCCGCATGAGCTAAGTGGGAATATCCTGTCTCATCGTCTACTTTCTCACCAGACCACCAAGCATCTAGGTGTCGCATGGTTGCAGCAAAATATCGATTACGGGAATCAGGTACTGTCTTCCAGTTGTCTGGAGCATATTTCTTGGCTCCATAGGTAAGTACTTTAACGATCTCACGTACCGAACCAAAAGGTAATAGATCCCAGCGAAGTTTATCCTGATCGTGTTTTTTACCAGTCATGTAAATTTTCCTTTATTATACTAATATTTGGGCCCGTTCAAAGGCTAAGATTATTTCTCTACACGCCTGTGAACGGACTATTTGAGATTTGTCGTTAAACTCGATATGTCCAATAGTACCTTGCAAACGAGCATCATTTTCGAGCATGGTTAGAAGGATTTCAAGTCCTGAGTTTTTAATGTCTTTTTGTTTGGTGTCACCACTCAAGACAATACGGGAGTTATCTCCAATACGGGTTAGTATTTTGTACACTTCTTTGATGGTTAAATCTTCAGCTTCGTCAACAATAATAAATGCATTATCCCAACTATGGCCTTTGATCAGTTCAATGGGACACATCACAAAGGTACCCGCATCAGACATACTCCTCATAGCATGTGGGGGTAATTCCTCCATCATGGCACTAGTTATTGGTGCTACCCATTCACTTAGCTTATCTTCCTTGGTTCCAGGGAAAGCTCCCAATGATTTAGAAGAAGATATATTTGGACGGGTTATGACAATGTTTTCTACATCACCTTGTCGAAACATGTGAGCTGACATTCTGGCTGGGATATAGGTTTTGCCTGTGCCCGGATAACCAGTAGCTATAGTGATAGCTGATTCGATAATACAGTTCATGTAGTGTTGCTGGAGTTTGTTCTTTGGGTAAAGCGGTGCTACAGATGGTAATGCTGCATGGCCTTTGCTGGGTTTGTAACTTTTGCTCTTTTTACGTGCCATTAGTACCTCATTAAGTTTAGTTACATTAACTTCGGGTGAATACGTTAAACTAACAAGGCTACATTTAACTATACTTTGAGGATGAAAACCATAACAATAGTTTAATAATTCACAGTATTGCCTTTTAATTCATTAACAATTAAACTCTGCTCATTAATAATTTAATCTAATGGGCAGGTATGTCAGAGACAGAAGAGCAAGGCGAAGTAGAGGTAGGTATCGACACTGGGTGGTCAACACCACCTAAGCTCACGGACCTGCAACAGAACTACCAGGATGCCAAACCAGAGCATGATACGCAGATGCTTGCCATTAATAAGTGGCTTGATAACTTGCACGTTAGAGGTACTGCTCTTAGAGCCAAACCTAAGAATCGTTCTGGTGTTCAACCAAAACTTATTCGTAAGCAGGCTGAGTGGAGATACCCAGTTTTTACTGAACCATTCTTATCTACCCCTGATATATTCAACGTCAATCCTGTAACCTGGGAAGATAAGGCTAGAGCGTATCAGAACCAGATACTGCTTAATTACCAGTTCAATACCAAGATTAAAAAGATCAAGTTTATTGATGACTACATTCGTGCAGCCGTTGATGAAGGTACTGTCATTACCCGTGTTGGTTGGGTTTTTGAAAAAGTTATAGAGCAGGAAGAAGTCCCTGTTTATGAATACCATACTGATTCAACTGGTAATGGTTTTAAATAATATTCAGCTCTTATGGCTCTCCAGACAGCCAACCCAGAGTTGTACAAAAAGCATATTAATCCTGGTCTTGAGCAAGGCATAGAGATACTTCTTACTACCGGGGAAGTAATTATACCTACTGAGGTAGGTACTGAAGTTGTTGATAAGGAAATAATCAAAAAGAATCATCCCACTGTCACTGTTTGTAATTCCCAAAATGTTATGATCGATCCCTCTTGTGAAGGGGATATCGATAAAGCAGGCTTTATCACCTATGACTTTGAAACATCAAAGTCTGAGCTAAAGAAGCTGGGACTCTACACAAATATTGACAGCATAATGACTACCTCAGCTTCACCGCTGAATACACCTGATTATGAGCCAGGTGAAGATAATGAGAACTTTAACTTTGTAGATGACGCTCGAAAGAAATTTGTAGTCACCGAGTATTATGGCTTCTGGGATATTGATGGTTCTGGGGTTGTAAAACCTATCATTGCTGCCTGGGCTGGAAATACACTAATCCGCATGGAAGAGAGTCCTTTCCCTGACGGAAAACTCCCCTTTATATTTACCTCTCTTATGCCAGTTCGTCGGTCTGCCTATGGTGAACCTGACGGTGAGCTGCTTGCTGATAACCAAGAGATTATTGGTGCAGTGACCAGGGGTATGATCGATATCATGGGTAAAGGTGCTGCTGGTCAAACTGGAACCAGGAAAGATTTTCTTGATTCCAGTAACAGGGCAAAATTCCTCAATGGGGATGACTACGAATATAATGCCAACGGTGCTGATCCTCGTACTGGTGTTTACCAGCATGTTTTTAGTGAGATTCCTCAATCAGCATACAATATGCTCACTCTACAAAACAGTGAAGCTGAGAGCTTTTCTGGGGTTAAGGCATATAGCGGTGGTATTGCCAGTCAATCCCTTGGGGATGTAGCTGCAGGTATCCGTGGTGCTCTTGATGCTGCCAGTAAGCGTGAGCTTGCTATTCTCAGAAGACTTGCCGGTGGTATAATTGAGATTGGTAAAAAGATTATTAGTCTCAATGCTGTCCTCCTCTCCGATGAAGAAGTTGTTCGGGTTACTAATGAAAAATTTGTCACTGTAAAGCGTGAAGATCTTGCGGGTGACTTTGATCTTAAACTCTCTATTTCCACTGCTGAAGAAGATAATCAGAAAGCTCAAGAATTAGCTTTCATGCTGCAAACAACTGCTCAGTCTTCTGATCCTGCTGAAGTACGTATGATCCGTGCCGAGATAGCTCGCCTACGTAAGATGCCTGATCTAGCTAAACAGATTGAAGAGTACCAACCACAACCTGATCCTATTGCAGTTGAGAAAGCTCAGCTTGAAAATACTCTCTTAAAAGCTCAGATCCAAAAAGAAGTAGCTCTTGCTCAATATCATACTGAAGAAGCAGGCCTCTCTAAACTTGAGACATTCACTGAACAAACTGTGGGTGCACTCAATATTGCTAAAATCGGTACTGAAAAAGCTAAAGCCAGGAACCTTGGTAGTGATTCAGATGCTAAAGATCTTGACTTTGTTGAAACAGAAAGTGGTGTCAAACAAGCAAGGGACGTAGAGAAAATTCAGAGCCAAGCTGAATCAAATGCTGGCCTTAAAGTTTTAGAGCATGAGCTGAAAATGAAGGAACCTAAGCCTACACCAGCCAAGTCTTAATTTTATTGGCTCAAATCTCATACATCTCTCCACGTTAGGTGGGAGGACACAAAGGATTACATGGACATAGACGTAGAACAGGAATTGGCAAATATGGATGAGATTGTCAAAGATGCAAAGAAGACAATCCGTATGGGTGCAGCACTTAAAAGATTGGAAAAGCATGATGATTTTCAGTTGATCTTTGGGCAACAACTTATGTCTGAGGATGTGGTTGCTACTGTTGCAAAGCTGGCATTACCTGCCTTTCAGAATGAGCAAGTCCAGGCCAGTCTCCACCATAAGATTCGAGCTGCCTCTGAGGTAGGTTACTTCCTCCAGTTGATTGAAACAAAAGCTATTGAAGCAGAGCAGGTAGTCCTCAAAACTGAGTATGACCGAGAATATCTACTTAACGGTGATATCACTGATGGGGAGGAATATTAATGCCAGTTGATGAAATACTCGAAGTCAAAGAAGATGCTGAAATCGAAGAGAAGGAAAGTGAAATCCTAGGTATGTCCGATGAGGATTTTCTGAATCTGCCTGATGAAGAGGAAGAGGTTATTTCAGATGTGGTTGATCCAGAAGATCCTCCAGCTGACCCTGTTGAACCAGAACCTTTGGAAGATCCAGAAAAAGAAGTAACTGACCCAGTAGAACCAGGTGAAGTTCCTGAAACTAAGAAACCTGAAGAGCAAGACCAGGCAGAAGTTAAGGACAAAGCTGAACCAAAGGAAAAAATAGAGCCTGAATCAGCTGTTGATTTCAAGGCTGCATATGAAAAGCTCACTGCTCCATTTAAAGCAAATGGGGCTGATATAAAAGTTGAGAGTGTTGATGAAGCAATAACTCTCATGCAGATGGGTGCAAACTACCATAAGAAAATGGCCAGTTTAAAACCCAGTTTAAAGATGCACAAATTACTGGAGCGTAATGGGATTGATGAAAGTCATCTTGGTTTTCTCATTGATCTCCATAACAAGAAACCAGAAGCAATAACACAGCTCATCAAAAATGCCGGGATTGATCCGGTGGGGATTGATGTAGATGTGGATGAATATACCCCACAGAACGTTGGAATATCAGACAATGAACTTGCGCTAGATGATGTACTTGAATCGATTCAAGCTACACCTACCTACACGCAAACAATGCATGTTGTTTCAAAGGTTTTTAGTGAGGATGATCGTGTGGCCATCACTTCTGATCCAAGCATATTGACTAAAATCAATGAGCATATGGAAAATGGTATATACGAGCAAGTTTCATCTGAAGTAGCAAAGGCAAGAAGATTTGGAAAACTAGAAGGAGTCTCAGAATTTGAGGCCTACAAGCTCATGGGTAATTACATGGAATCCCAGGGTACATTAGGTATACCAAAGGCAGAGCAACCCTTAGTAAATGCAGATCCAAAACCTAAAGAAGTAGTTACACCTACCCCAAACAAAGAAGCAAATGCACAACGGGATAAACTGCGGAAGGCCGCAGGTATAACTCCCGCATCCAAGCCCACTCAAACCAAAAAAGCTCCAAAGAGTGTCTTGGATATGTCTGATGAGGAGTTCTTAAAACTTCCTGATTCAGCATACACAAACGTTGGGTAACTAAAAATTTAGTCTTAAGGAGACTGTATCATGGCATTTGAAGGCGCACAAATTTATAACGATCCTGCTGGAGGCTCTGCTTCTACTGTCGGTACTCAGATTCGTACTGACAAGTATGAAAAGAAAGCACTTATTGAAGTAACTAAAGAACAATATTTTCAACCTTTGGCTGATGTAACAGCAATGCCAAAGCATTTTGGTAAAAAGATCAAGCGGTATCATTTTATGCCAATGCTTGATGAACGTAATATGAATGACCAGGGAATTGATGCTGCCGGTGCCACTATTCTTGTTACTGATTATTTTGTTCAGGCCCCTGCTTTAGTCAACTCCCCTGTTAATGTCGAAGCTCTTGAAGCTGCTTTTGCTGCTGCTTACTCCGATGGTGATATTGTTTTTATCACAAATAGTTCTCAGTGGGTTTTACTCACTGCTGACACTGCCATTGGTTATAATGCGGCCACCTCTGGTGGAGCATCTGGAACTGAAAAAAGTGATGCAGAGATCAAGGCGTATCTTGATGCTAATGCTTCTGGTGTTACTGCTACAGTTGTTAATACTGTTATCACCCTTACTGATGACAACATGAGGTTTACCACTGTTGCTGCTGCAACTCTTGCTACCAGTATTCTTGGTGGTTCTGCTGCTTCTCGGGGTTCTGGTAATCTTTATGGTTCCTCTAAAGACATTGGTTCTATCACTTCTAAGCTCCCTGCCCTCTCTGAGACTGGTGGCCGTGTTAACCGTGTTGGTTTTAAGCGTATTGAGCTTGAAGGTACTTTTGAGAAGTTTGGTTTCTTTGATGAGTGGACTAAAGAATCTCATGATTTCGATACTGATTCTGAGCTCCAGATGCATGTTCATCGTGAAATGCTTGGTGGTGCTTCTGAGATTACTGAAGATGCCCTGCAAATTGATCTTTTGAATGCAGCTGGTACAATCAGGTTCCCGGGAACAGCTACATCTAAGGCTACTATGTCTGGTGCCACTGGTACTATTCATACTCCTACATATGCTGATTTCTCTCGACTTGATACTGATCTGACCGATAACCATACCCCAAAGAATACCAAAATGATTAATGGTAGTCGTATGGTTGATTCTCGTACTATTTCTGCTGCTCGACTTATGTACATTGGCTCAGAGATGAAGCCTACTATTGAGAAGATGACTGATCATTTCAGCAAGGCTGCTTTTATCCCTACTCACCAGTATGGTGCTGCTACTACTCCAGTTAATGGAGAAATTGGTACTGTTGGTCCTTTCCGCATTGTTGTTGTTCCTGAGATGCTTCATTGGGCAGGTGCTGGTGCTAGTGAAGGAACCAATGCTGGCTACCGTGCAACTAACGGTAAGTATGATGTTTTCCCAATGTTGGTTGTTGGTGGTGGAAGTTTTACAACCATCGGTTTTCAGACAGATGGTAAATCCGTCAAGTTTAAGATTATCACTAAGAAGCCGGGTATTGCTACAGCTGATCGTAATGATCCTTATGGCGAGACTGGATTTAAATCAATCAAGTGGTTCTACGGCTTTATGGGCCTGCGTACCGAGCGTATTGGTTTGATCTATTCTGTTGCTGAAATATAAGCTGTAACTAGGCGTACCCCGTTAATCCCCCTATCTTCGGGTAGGGGGATTTTACCTATACTTTTACTAAGGACCAAATAGATGAGCAAGACCAAAGGTAATTCCCTTGAAGATGCGCTTACTGATGCTACTGGAGCAGATGTACCAAGCATAGACACTTCAGCTAAAGCTGAACTCGAATCACTTAAAGATCAGGCTACCAAGATGGGTATTACATTTCACCCCTCTATTGGTATTGCTTCACTCCAGAATAAGATAGAGGATTTTAAGGCAGGTGCTAATGCTGCTAGGGCTGCTGCTAAAAAGGCAGCTAAACCTGCACCACCACAGACTGAATACCAAAAGAATGCTCAGTATCGTGCTCAAGCAAATAAGTTAGTTCGTATTGTTGTCTCCTGCATGAATCCTGCAAAACATTCCTGGGAAGGTGAGTACTTTACTGTTGGTAATGCTGTTATCGGTACCCAAAAGAAATTCGTACCTTACAACCTTGATATTGGTTTTCACGTTCCCCATATGATGTATGAACAGATCAGGGATCGTATGTGCCAAACTTTTTATACTGTTACTGATCCACTTACTCGAACCAAACACCGTAAGGGGAGATTGTCTAAAGAATTTAATGTTATCGTACTGCCTCCACTTACTAAAGAAGAACTCGCTGAACTTGCCACGCAACAAGCTGTTGGCCAAAATATTGATTAATAAAGGATAAGTAATGCTCACTACCCTTACTCCACTTTCTATGGGCTCAGCTTCAACAGTGAGCAATACACTTCCACTCACTGATCTTACTACTGGTAAGGTTGATGGGGCTGGAGCATTTGACACGCTTATGCGTTCTGTCAATGCTCATCTTGATGTACAGTATAGGGAAGGTAAAATTACTTCCAGAGAATATGCCAATGTTTATACTGAGTTGGTTCCAGCTATTTTGTCTCAGTCTCTCCAGTATATTACTACAGCTAAATCTATTGAAAAACTTAATGCTGATATAGCTCTTGTTCGCCAACAGACAGTAACTGAGTTGGTTAAAACTGGTGATACCATTCCGGAAGGACTTGGTTGGAACAATACAACAGAGCTGGAAGGTTTACTTAAAGAAGAGCTTGCTCAACTGGCAGCAAATCTTACCCTTACCAAACAAAAAACAGTTACTGAGCTTGCCCAGACTGATGGTGTTATTCCTGCTGATCTTGGATTAAATAGTGAGCTTTCGCTCGGTGGTGTTCTTGCCAAACAGTCTGAACGTATTGATGCTGAAATTACTTTAACGAACCAAAAGGCTATATCTGAATTAGCTAATACGAGTGACGTACTACCTACTGATCTTGGTCTTAATACAGATGCTGACATTGGTGGTATTTTAGCAAGCCAGCAGAATAAACTCCTTTCTGACATCGATTTGACTAAACAGAAAACTGTTTCTGAATTGGCTCAAACTGATATGGATATACCAGTTGGTTATGCTCTTAATAATGGAACTGTTGTTGATGGTATACTTAGTAAACTGGTAGATAAATCACTTGCTGATATAGGCTTAATAAAGCAGCAAACAGTGACTGAGCTTGCTCAGACATCTACAACTATTCCTGCTGGTGCAGCACTCAATGAAACAACTACAGTGAGTGGTGTAGTAAGTAAACAGGCAGAAAAGATAGATAAGGAAATCAGTTTACTTGACCAGAAGGTTGTAACTGAACTTGCTCAAACAGGAAGCACTATTCCTCTTGGTCTTGGTGTTAATCTCAGTACCCTTATATCTGGTACTGTTGGTTCTATGGTAGAAAAGACTGATGCTGAGGTTGCCCTTCTGGGTAAGAAAGTTATTACAGAAACAGCTAACGCCAGTGCAGTTAGTAAAACTGTTGAAAAGATGGTTGCTGAGATTAATTTACTTGACCAGAAAACAGCTACTGAAATTGCTCAGACAGGTGATGTTCTTCCTAGTGGGGTTGGGCAAAATACATCTACTACAATCGGTGGTGTAGTTAAAGGCCAGGTAGATAAGATGACCTCTGAAGTTGGTTTACTTGAGCAGAAGACTGTTTCTGAATTGGCTCAGACAAGTGACTTTATTCCTCTTACCATTGGCTTTAATACAGCTTCTACAGTGGATGGTTCAATATCAAAAAATAAACTCCTGGTTGCAAAACAGACTGATGGCTTTGACCGGGATGCTGAACAGCGAGCTACGAAGATCTTGGTTGACACCTGGACTATTCGCCAGAGTACAGATGGGGAAGTTACCACTGGTACTGGTCTTGATAATACATCTGTTGGTGCATTTGTTGCTAAACTTAAATCAGGTATTAACGCTTAAACAATAAGCAGTGCAGGCATTTTAAGATTCATTGGAGGCCTTCGGGCCTCCTTTTTTATAGGTGAACTATGGGACTGTTTTCTTCATCAACTCGTAAATCTGTTGCAGCATTTACTGCACCCTTATTTGGTGATCCACCAGACAGGGTGAAAGAACTAGCTCTCTACTCTACCCTTAGAAATGAATCATTTAACACCAATCTTCTTAACGATATAGTTGGTGGTTTAGGACCAAAAGCACGTAATGCCTACAAGTATGCCAAAGAGTACTACTCACTTGGTTTACCCCATATTGAAACAGGGGCAATAAGGCAGATACCGAATACAGTAATTGAGGGGATCATTGAAGCTGAGCTTGGTGTGGGTACTAATATTGTTGTACTCAGTACGTACATAGAAGAACTTTCTGCTGAAATGGCTCATGGTACATTCTTATTAAATACACGGGGTATTGACCTCGATACAAATATAGTCTCTTCCCCTCCTACGTTACCTGAACCCGCAGTTACACCTGTAACTCTTATTAATGTTTCAGTTCCAACAAACACTACCATTACATTTACATACCAGTATGCAATAGCTGATGGTGGTGATACACTTTCACAACAGATTAGTGAAACTATCACCTCAACAGCAGGGCTGAAGATAGGCCATGAGTACTGCACAGCCGTATATCAGATTTTAGATGCAACCGGTTCGCCTCTTCCTGAAGCATATTTTGGGTACTATGAATTAGGTTCATGGACATACCCAATTATCAATATGCAAACAACTACTAATAAGTGGACTGAAGGCTATTTCCCTATAATTCCTTTAAGAAAGGATAACAAGGATCTTACTAATGAAACCTATCGGGATGAGGAACTGTACACTACCAGTAAAAAACTACTTAAAAAACTTAACATTAGTATTGACCAACTCGCAGAGAAGATCAATGAGAATCCGGATGTAGGTGATATTGATCATGCTTATGTCATGTTTGGTATTGATATCCAAAATCAGGAACAGGCGTGTCTCCAGTATCTGACTGAATATTTTGCCTACCTAGCTACAATGTCTGTTTACACTCAAGATGTAATAGATCCAGCTACTCGTATGCCTGTCACTATTTACCGTGGAAAACAGGGTAAACCCCAGTTCTATCCTAACGAAACTCTTATAGCAGAGTATGGGCTAGAAGTCAGTGTTTCAGCTAAGTACATAGAGAGTACTCTGGAAACGGGCAATATTGGTTCAATAGGTACAGCTACATCAGCCACAGTGGTTAATTCCAGGGTAGTTATAACAGGTTATTCCTACCACCAATGGGATGGTGGAGAAGAGTCCAGACCTATTTATGGACATGAGGATATCAGCACAATCACCTTTAAATTACAAGTAACTAATGCTGCTTACAGACAGGTTGTTGTATGTGGCCCTCAGCATATTAATAATGTTTACAGCGATCATGTGGTTATTACCTCTCTGGAGGATTCTCTTGATGAAGATAATGATAATTTTGTTATACCCATTCATTATGAAGTAGCTAGTTTGCTTAAACCAATTAAACAGAACGCCCTCTATTATGCTTCCGCACAAATAGTCATGACTGCATATGAAAAAACCAAAGTGAAGTGGTATGAGAAATCACTCTTTAAAGCCTTGATTATGTTTGCTTCCTTAGTTATTGCTGTTTGGTCAGGTCAGGCATGGCTAATTAATTTAGCAGTAGCCATTAATGCTGGAGTTATGGCAACACTCATATTTTTAATGCCTGCCATATTACTTTCAATAGCAGCATCAGTAACCTTTAAATTTGTAGTTGAAATCATTGGTGAAGAGTTTGGTCTGTATATAGCCATGGTACTGATCGTTGCTTCTATGGCTATACCTGGATCAAGTACAATGGCAATAGGCAGTTACACAATGCCTACCAGTGAATCTCTTCTTATGGCTGGATCAGCTCTATCAAAGGCTTCAAATGAGGTACTTGAAGAACACCTGGAAGCAATTGAAAAAGAGATGGTTGATTACCAGGAAGAGTCTGTGGCCAAACTTGATGTACTTGAAAAAGCACAGGAACTGTTAGGTAAGAATGATTGGCTCAATCCTTTGTATATGCTGGAGCCAAGTAAAATAACAGAGATGCCACCAGAGCAACCTTCAACCTTTTTTGCACGAACTGTACACACTGGTAATCCAGGCCGTCTAAGTTTGGACGCTATTGTTAATTATAGGGATTTAATGTTAATGTTACCTGTATAACTAATTAAATTAATTTAATGTAAATTGGAGGAAGTAATGAATGGAAATTTTGGTAACATCCAGGATTTTTTACCTGGCAGTAGTGTAGATATTAGTCAATTTGGTATCCCTACCCAATCAAACTTTGTGCCCCCTTCTTCTTTTGGCTCTGATATGTCTTTTGGTGGTTTTGGTGATGGTACGTTCTGGGGTTCTGGTGGAGGAGCAAATTCCTTTCTTAACCCAGGTACTTTATCTGGTATTGGTGCTGGAGATGATGGAGGATTAACCATGATGCAGAAAATCTTCGGTGGAACAGCCAAAGATGGCATGGAGACCAACGGTTTTGTTAGCCCTGCAGCTGACCTGCTCAAAGCTGGTTTTAGTGCTTTTCTTGGAAGTAAGCAACTTGGTATTGCAGAAGATCAACTGGACTTCACCAAGGAGGCTTTTAACAAGAACTATGCTGCTCAGAAGAATACGACTAATGGGCAATTGGCAGGGATGTACGAACGACAGGATGCTTCTCGGGGTACAAATAATGCCAATGAGAATATGCGAAAATTCGGTATAGCTTAAAGGAGATATCATGGCACCCACTACATGGCGAAACATAAATGCTCCTAATTTCAGAGGTGCCGGTATTCTTACAGCACTGGCTGGTAGATCAATTAATGAAGCTCTTGGCTCTGTCCAGAAAATGGCAGGTGACCAGCATAAACTCAATGATGCTAATTGGGATAATCAGAAAAGAATCAATACTGATGAAGAAATAGCCAATCTCCAGGCCATTGAAACACTCAAAGGTTACCGTACCAATAAGGATAATTTTTCACTTGGTTCAATGCGTTCAGCACATGGTGCTCAGGTCAACATGGATAGATTAACTGGTGCTTTAGACAAGCATAAGAATAAAGTAACTGGTGAAGCTGTTGGTCAGAATACTAATTCGTTTTTACAAGCAATACAGGGTAAAGACTTTAGCGGTACAAATCCTACTGATATCCTTAATCAAGCTACTTCTCAATTTGGTGAAGATATTGATTTAGATGTTGTTCGCTCGTACATAGGTGACAGCACAGGTTATACTAATAACCTCACAGATCAAAAGTATAAACAGAGTATGCTTGCTAATTCTAATGCAGCATTAAAACTTAAACAAATTGCTGCAACTGCTAAAAATAATCCGAATGAGTACAATGTTAATAAAGATGGCTCAGTTACTGCTATTAATAAAGATACAGGTGTAGTTACACGTAATACTTCTGATACCATACAGCTTGCAAAAGGTGTTGCTGATGCCCGTGCTATTGACCAGGATAAAAACCGTGGCTTCTGGACTGGGTGGGCTCTTCCAAACCAATCAGAAGAAGAAATTCAAACTGCTGGTAGAAAAATTGCTGATAGAGCAATTTTTCTACCAGCAGTTTGAATTTCTTCTTCTGATTGGTTTGGAAGAGCCCACCCAGTCAGAAGAAGAAATTCAAACTGCTGG